AAAGAAACCCCCTACCGCATACGAGGGTACGCTACGGTAGGGGGCGAAGGCAGATAAGACTTCACTGGGAGGAGACCGATGACCTTATCTGAGCGGATAGTATCATAGAATACGCCACACACGTATACCCAAATAAGGTGTTTTGACTACTGTTTTTACCTTAATCTCCCACCCCATACCGCCTATACATATCTTCTTAACCTGTTGTATGGCTTCAACTGTGTTGATACACGGCACGAATATAGAGCTACCTACTACCATAGCGCCCCAATCCACAACGATACGTAGCCCATCAGGGTTTATATCGTGCAGTTTGAGCACAGTATCATTCACCCTTACCTAAGACCCTATACCCTCCAACACGAGTTAACTCGTATCTGCGTGATATGTTGTACACCGCAGAGGGTTGCATACCTGTTTGCTGGGCTATCTTAGCCCTTGGTATACCCTCTCCCTGCGCGTTTAACACCAGCATAATTTCTTCTGACGTTAGGTTACGTCTGAACTTACCACGATCTTCACGGGGTATTGGCGTTATGTTCGGCTCATCTGCGTACGCACGTTTACCACGTTCTTTGCCCATCTCTAATGCTTTGTTCTGGGCGCGTATGGCTGCTAAAAAATTCTTACTCATTATTCTCCTACTACGCTCTCTACGTGGCCTTCACCAAACGATTTGCAATTAACTATTAGTACATGACTTGCGGCTTGCTCTAGGTGCGTGCCTTTGGTTAGCCGTACCACACCTTTCTTAGCGCCTAACTTGCTCTTTAAATCTTCTATAAACGCGCTGTAGTTTATCTGGCGACCTGCACACCACACCTTCAGCGGCTGTAAACGTAAGAACGCCTTCTTGGTATCCGTCTCAAAGCGTGCTATTAACTGACCTCGTGGTATAGCATCCGGTATAACTAATGGGTCTGAAGCATCTCCGCCACCCCCTAACTTACGTAAGTCATCCGTACTCTTAATCATCAAGATGTTGTTGTAGTTCTCCATCATGTAGTCAGTAAGCGTCTGCTCTACAGATACTCCCATGTCGTTAACAGACTGTAGGTTTGCCTCTAGCATCTCTATAGTCCATGCGGTTAGAGCCTCAGTATTGTAGTCAATCAGCCCTAACTTCTTAGCTATAAGCGCACCAGCCAACGTGGTAGCGGCTCCCGCTGACCAGAATCTATTCTCGGCGGTAAGCCCTGCTGCCTTGTCGATCCTTATCTGCGTATCGTGAACTAACTGCCGCGTCTGAGCTAAGTTCTGCATAACCCACTGTATGAATATAACGCCAGCGTGTCCGTAGTTCTCTTCTATAGACTTATCAAACTTATCTGTTAGCTGCTTGTCATCAGACGTACCGAATACTCTCTGGGCCTTCCACTCCAGCATCCGTTGAGCCTCTGCTTTTGGCTGCTGCTTCTCAATGGCTATCCGCTCTAAGACACTGGCGTTTCCTGAAGTAACTGATAAGAACTTCCACGGTCTACCACGAGTACGTTCTAAGTTCGCACCACCTGCCATACGCCCACGCTGCTGCCCCGAAGACAACTGGTAGGCCATATTACTAAGCTGCATACTCTTCTCATTCGTAAGCTCGTCCACGTAGAAAGGTAGATTATGTAGCACCTCGCCACGGTTAAACTTCATCGCATCAGTGTCACGCTCCTCTACGATACAGTTCTTCTCATAGCCCCATACCGAAGCAGCTACCCGCATAGCAGCGGTCTTACCACACCCGCTCATGTTGCTGTAGATGTGTAGGGCGCAACAGTTCTGAGGTAGGAACTGCATAAGGGGAGATCCAAATGCCGTACATACTACGTACTGGTGCATCGTTAGATCTGCCCTAGTGTTGTAGAAATTAGCCATGTCCTTCCAACCATCCAAAGTACCCTTGGGTTGAAAGTATGGTATCAAGGCAGCGGTGGGTGTAGATGGCGGGTTATACCGAATCTCATCGGCCCGTACCTCTTGTTCCCCCACAACAAACGCTGTGCATTCTTCGTCTACCCAACCGAACTGGCGGTGTGCCGTATCTGCTGTAGAAGACGCTTGTAACTCGTTAACCCATGTAGTCATATATACCATTAAATCGTCCATTCTAGTCACGGCAACGCCCTGCATTGCCATCAACTTTCTGAACTCATCCCTTGAAGTCACCGCAGTAAGCGGCATTGTAAATTCACGCACACCGTCTCTCGGTAAGTGCAGCCGTACTACTATTGATTCGCCAGCCTCTATGTCTAGCAAACGCCGTGTAATATAAATGTCGTTATGATAAATAGCTTTTTCATCTACCTCACCATCTACACTTACGTTACGAACATACACCCCGCCGTTGCCGCCCCGAAAGTACGGACGTGGGTATACAGGTATAACGTGTTCTGTGAAAGACTCTTCACTAAGCTCGAAGCCGAACTCTGTATCTTCACCTGTTTCTAGTGTTTCTAGTGTTTCTTCAGTAGCGTATGTACCATCTTCGTTCACTTCAGCTTCAAGGAACTTACGCCCTAGTACGATGGGAGATTTAATCTTACCCCAGTTAGGGCAACCCGTGCATATATCGCCTTCATTCTCGTCGAATGTTGTGCAGCGGTACGGGCCTTTAATCAGGTCTAGTTTTTTGAGCGTAAGCTCTGGGGTGTACTCGGCGTGCTTCTCAGATATTTTGTGTGCAGCCTTCTCACTGTCTTCGCAGAACTTGGCGATAGACAACCCTGCTCTCCACATAGGCTCACTAGCTTCAGCCTGACCTTTTATTATTCTGGTTAACTGCTCACACCCTGTACCGTTCTGACCTTTGATAAGTATGTCTTTGAAACTGTATTTGATGTTTTGCAGTAGTGCGTCACGCAGACTAGCTGGGCCATCCGCAGGTGTGTATTTCTTGGGAACTGGTATCGTGTCCATACCCAGCTTACTGGCAAAGAAGTCAAAGTTAACCGTATCGGGTACATCACCTATGACTTCTACTGGTGCGGGGGTCTCAGGTTTGTAGTTATGCGTACCCACTACGCGGAGAACCCGTGCCATATCCGCAGGTACTGCGGGGTCTATCTCAAGCCCAAACTCTTTACACTTAGCCTTAAACTGGTCAGCTACTACTTTCCACTGCTCCACTGCTACGGACTCTGACAACACCCAGTAGACATGTATCCCACGCCCAGAGTTAACCATAAGAGGTTTTGGTAGTTCCAACGCCACGCAGAACTCTTGTAGCCTACGTAGTGCGTCAGCTTGTGTGGCAAAACCTTGGCGTTTGACTACCTTGTCCGCGCCAATATCTAAGTCTAAAAAGAACGTGTTAATTTGTTTGGCATCTTCACCTTTACGAGTCTCCTTCTTCCTGAAGTTACTCATAGCAAAGTACACATCTTGCCCCATACTGTCGTAGTATTCGGTGGCTTCTGCTAGATCATCTACCGAGTCAAAGTATGTTTGCCGTACCCCGCTAGACGTTAAATTATATTGTAGGGCAACGTATACCCCTTCAGCGGGTAGCACCCACCGCAAAAATTCTCTTGTGTTCATGTTCTGCACCTAATGCCGAGAGACAGTATGGCAGGGGTGTCGGCGCACCCTCTTCGGTATTACCTAGCCATACTGGAGTAGTTATCTAGGGTTAGTCATCCCAATCTTCAATAACTGAACTCAGATCGTCGTCGTCGTCTTTGGGTGCAGGCGCAGACTTCTTAACGACCTTCTTAGGTTCCTCTACTACGGAGGTATCTGGCTCATCGCCAAATATATCATCAGAGTCATCTTCTACAAGATCAACACTGGTGCTGGTGGTATCCGCGAACGGACTTGCGTTTTGTGCAGCCATTTCAAAACCGCCCTCTACAACTCCGAATGGAGAAGAAGCAGCCATTGGCTCGTACTTGGTCACTTGAACGCCGTTGATGCGTAAGCTAACCCCGTTGTCTCGCATGTTATACGGTACAAAAGTCACAGCGACATTGACTGTGCTACCACTGGTCAATTTAAAGTCAGCCTCTAACTCGTTATTCTTAGCATCGAACTGCTGTGGCTTGCGGGTCTTATCAGTACCATAGGCACCTTTCAACTTACACTTACCAATGAACATACCTTCGTCATCTTTCTTGAAAGGTAGCGGGAACTTATCGGGCCAGCTTTTATCTTTCTTGAAATCGTAGTACGCCTTCATTGCCTTGAACAATTCCTTAGCCTTAGCTTCGGGCATCTTAAATGACATCTCGTACGCTGCACCATCATCTAACGGGTCACACGGCATACTGCGATTCGCCGCATTATCGAACTTGTACGTACGATCAATACGTGGGTACATCGCAATTACATCTTGAACTACATAAAAACTTACTGGATCAGTCATTGTTGGTCTCCTTAACCTAGACTATTTATATTAAACCCTTCGACTTCAGCAAACGGTGAACCCTTAGATGTACGCTGGTCTACGCTAAACGCAATAGCCTCTAACGTGTCATCGTGGTCTACCATGAACCGAACCTTCTCAAGCTCATCTTCTTCTAACGAACGCTGTGGATAAAAGAACAGCTTTGGTACAGGACTTCCCTCGTCAAAACGTATTCTAGTTATTACAGCCAATGAGGGCGTTCCGTGCCCCTCTAAAAACGTAGCGTATTCTCGCAGTGACATTTGCCTACTGCCTTGTCCCCTACTAAATATAGATGCGGCAGGTACTTGTAACTGATACACCGTGTCTAGCGCGTGGGGTTCCACAACTGCTAAACGTCTACGGTAGGTACAAGCCTTACCACCTCCACTACCTGACCCTCTGACATTCTGCGTGCAGTCCATGCAACGCCTACTCTGCCGTTGATCTTCTGGTACTTCCGGTGCGGATATTTCAGTGTCAGCAGACCAGCATGTCGGTAGCTGTTTGGATTTAGAGTTATAGTCACCTTCGTAATACACGCGAGATGTTTCTGCTGCATTAACTATAACTACGTCTAACTCCTTACTAGCACCTGACTGGCTCTCTAACCCAGAGAACTTACCACCCTGTATACTGATTCGACGCACTAAACGTCTTCGGCAGCATCAAACTCTGCGGCAATATCTTCCGCTCTCATTGAGGCACTGTTCTTAGTGCTCGACATAAGGGCTTCAGATACCTTAGCCAACGCAAACCTGTGCGTCTTACCTACCTTTACGTACGTATCTTCTGGTATTACACCATCTCGTACCCATTTACGGGTCGTGGATAATGACACATTAAAATGCTTCGCAACATCTTCTATAGGAACTAACTGCTCCATCATTTAGCCTTCCTTATGGTTAACGCAAATTCTGCATCTGTGTTCAACCCCTTCGGAAGAAGGTCTGGGTTCTCTTCTAGGAACTCCCGTACGTTCTTCTGATTGAGGCGCTTGTCCAAGAACTCTGGTACTTCATGCTTGAGAATAAACTCGTGCATACTCTCCCAATCGCTAGTCCAATACTTCTGCTTAACCGTACGGTAAAACGTACCAGCATCAGTCTTAACACTTTTGATGTCGTTCTCTTTCAAGTAGCGCAGTAACGTGCTCTTTATTTTATCCTGCTGTCTGACTAACTTGTCATCCGCTTCGTTGTATTCAGTAGATAGCTCTTCCCGCTTTGCTTTGATCTTGAGGTAAACCTCAGTAATCTTTGTTAGGGGTATTCCCCCTGTCTCTACTGTCTCTACCGCATCAGCCATGTCCTTACCTCTTCATTGCCGAGAAAGGTAATATAAGGGTACATAGTGCCTTATGCAAGTAGTTCCTTGTATAAATCAATAATTTTTGTGTGTGAGTCTAATTTGTTATCTAGTAATGCGTATACATGGCGTTCTACATCAGAACCTTGTAACTGGACAACCGTACACTTGTGATCTTGACCGGCTCTATGTATCCGAGCGTTAGCCTGTGCGTAGGTTTCCACTGAACTGGTTGGCCCCCACCACACAATCGTGTTCGCCGCAGTGAGTGTTACCCCGTGTGCCGCAGCTTGTGGCTGGATAACTAGCACCTGTATACCGTCTTTGTCTTCTTGGAATGCTTTGAATATCGCAGTACGTCTGGCTGCTGGTACGCTACCGCTGATGACTTCGGTGTTTATGTTGTCTCTACGTAGCTTGTCAGTGAGTAAAGCTATGGTGTGTTTGAACGGTACGAACACGATTACTTTCTTGCTGGACTCATCAATTACTTCACGTAACACCTTATATCTATGTTTGATGTCGAACTCTATTGTGTCTTTACTATCGGCGTAAACTGCACCACCAGAGATTTGTAGTAGCTTGTTCATGTTGACCGCTGCGGTAGCCGCAGTAACATCTTCACCTGCCGCTTGCATAATCATCTTGTCTTTAAGCTGCTTGTAATACTTCTCTTGCTGTCGTGTAAGTGCGACTTCACGAGTCATATAAACTAGCTCCGGTAAGTCTAGGCACTCTTCCTTAGTAAATCTAATAGCTGGTTGTAGTGCGTCGAAGACTATATCTGTAGCACTGGGCTTAGGAACCCACTTAAAGTTGGTCACTTTATACATGACCTGATCGCGGAACGACCCCATGAAACGTGGTACAGACTTCGGGTTAACAAGTTTAGCCAATCCGTAAGCATCCATTGGGCTTTGTGCAGCCGGTGTACCCGTCATCATCCACAGCCATGTGTCTGACGTAAGTATTCTATTAAGGGTCTTCCACCGCTTGGTCTGAGAATTCTTGTAGTGCGTAGCTTCATCTACGATTATTAGATCGAACCCACCCGCTGCGACTGCATCAGCCACTATCTCTACACCGTCATAATTTATTACTACAAACTCAGCATCTCCCTCTATCACCTTCTTACGTTGCTTGGCTGTACCGTAAGCTATGTCAACTGTCCGGTGCATAGCAAAGGTGAATAGGTCTTCGCGCCATGCAGAATCCATAATAGATAGGGGGCATACTACCAATACACGGTTAATACGTTTCTTGGCTAATAGAAAATCCGCCGCCCATATAGCACTGGCTGTCTTACCTGTACCTTGTTCGTTAAAGCAAAAGGATCTCTTATTCATAGTAAGAAACCCTGCGGTAGTCTTCTGATGTTCAAACGGGCTGAACTTACCTGTCCACTTATACTGACCTTCGATGGGAGAAGGTACTCTTATGTTTAGGTTCTTCAGCACATGTGCTTCGTCGATGCCCCAGTTAACCAACACTCTGTTTCCTGATAACTCCTTACTCTTAGGTATCACATTGGTGACTTTACCCGGCGCACGTAACTTCATAAGCAGTGCTTTGTTATCTATTACTTTCACTTAACACCGCTTCCTATAAAACAAAGATTCTCTTTGGCTAAAGCGTCTATCAAGATTATAAGAGATTTCCACCCGAAGTTAGGAATAGTTGCTAAATCCTTAGCTGTCCAAAGGCTTAGGTCTTCTACATCGTAAATACCCTCTGACCAGAGACCATTTCTAACACGTAATTTTTCTACTTTCATTATTGCTCCCATGCAAAAAAGGCGTGAAGGGGGTATCCCCAACACGCAAACTAAATTAGCCCCGCCTTCAGGATCACCGGACGGGAACGATGTTGCAGCCCTGTTTCTCTACGTTTTGCCAGACGCGAAGATTAAACTTCTAAGAAAAACAGGTTCCTTACAATAGCCCCGCCTTCGACCACACTGACGGGAAAGTGTTACTAGGAAGATAGGATAACTCCCTTGGCCTTGACTATTTACGCTTAGGCTTCTTGCCGTTGCGACTGCGGTTGGCACTGCTACTTTCTACTCTGTAGCCATCTGCATTACTGCCGCCCTTACTTAACATCTTATTGTGACTGACATCTCTACCTTCACGCTTGTCAGCCCGACCATTGTTATTGGCATCACGCCCATTCTTATCCACAGCACGTCTAGCACGTTGTCTCTCCATACGGGCTTCGTGCGCTGGACTACCCACTGGTGGGTTCTTCTGCTTCTTACGATCTGCTTTGTTCTTATACGGCATTAGTTTCTTCCGTTGTGTGGACACTCTAGTACAGGACACCATGCCTTGCACAACCCGCTAGGGTTAGGGTTCCACGTATCATTGTCAAAGGCTGACTCCATGTCGCTGTACTTGCCCAGCCACTTACCCCATAACTTCTTCTCATCTTCTATGGCGTAGCGATCTTTAACAAGATCCTCGCTCACTACAAACAGCAGACCAGCCCGAACAGTCTCTACTTCGGGGTAGTGTTTGAAGGTAGCCAAAGCCATAAGCTCTAACTGCCCTTTGTCCGCGTATCTTGCAGACTTGCCGGTCTTGTAGTCTATCACCCAAGCCAGCTTATCTTCACGGTTGAGTATAACTAAGTCAGCGATGCCACGAAACCAAACGTCACTAGCAAAGAAGCTACATGCTTCTAGGTTCTCGGTCAGTCCCATCTTGATCTCGCACAACTTCTCGCCTTTCTTAGCGTTCAGTGCATCTAACATACCCTGTGCGTAGCTAAACCGTGGGTCTAGTTCACCACCGTCGCGGATGTATATCTCCGCTGCTTCGTGAAAAGCTGTTCCATACAACGTAGCCGCAGACTCCTTGAACGGATACTGCTTGAGTATCTTCTCATGGTAGAACTGCTTAGGGCATTGCTGGAACGCCTTGATCTTACTAAAACTCCACGGGGCTATGCTCACGTTTTGTTAGGCCAAACTCGGCTACCTGATGGTTCCTCTTCCCACCCTAAATAAGTAGTTCCTTTGTGTTGAATAATTAACAGGTCGGGGGTCTTACAACTATGTTCACACCAAAAACTGATCCGCATACCTTGTCTTCGACTAGAAGGGTTAAACATATCTGCGTGTACGTTAGTGTGTTCTATACCCTCCATATCTGGGTTAATCAAAAATCCCCTATTACCAGTAGGTGTATGGTCGTAAAACCCCACGGCTTGTTGGTGTAGGTTATCTCCCTCACAGATCGGGCAGATTAAACTGGATCTAAAAATATCCCCTACAGCTAACTTAATTCCACCAAAACCGTTATCTACACTCATGTCTTTCTAACCGCCGAATATTCTCGTGTGCCGGTAGGAAGACTAAGTATCCATTCTTGAATCTCATCAGACCTCCACCCTGACTTACGTCTCCCTACATGTAAGGGTTCAGGAAACTCACCTCGACTAATCATCGAATATAATGTCGATCCCCCAAGCCCCGTAACTTTCTTAACTTCTGGTAATAAAAGTATTCTAATGTCTTCACTCATTATATTACCCTCACGATCACGTAGAACAATACGATAGCAACTGACGTACCCAACAGCGACCCTAAATACTGGTTAGCAAACGACCTACTAGGCTCTGGCTGCTTAGGCTCTGGCTGCTTAACAACTGGCCTACCTACGGGCTTAGTTGGTGCCGGTGCGCGAGGTGGCATAACGCTCTCTATTCCCACGGACAACTCTTCCCGCGCTTTTTCCTTGGCTGCTTTCCATGCGGCTTGCTTTAACATGGTGTCCTTAGCTTCTGCTTCTAGGGTAGTTTGTGTTGCACGCTCCTGTTTCTTGGCTTCCTGTCTAGCGGCACGTAGTTCCTTAGCCTTCACCCTAGCGGTGTACTTCTTAGCCGATGCTTTATTTCTAGCCAGTATACGCTCGTACTCTTCCAAGGTTGCTATACGGTATACATCCGAAGCCACCTTATGTATGTAACCTTTACTTACACAACTTGAACTTATCCAATCTCGTAGTTCTTTCTTCTTTCTTGGCATAGCTAAGTCACTAGCGGGTACTAGTTTCCATATATCGTTTAAGGTAGTGGTGCCCCCCAAACTACGTACTATGTCGTACAGGTAGAAAGCCCTGCTCTTTTTCTTCATGGGTTCCGGTGCTAACTTCTCATCATCCCAATCTACTACGTTCGTATCCCAGTCGTTTTCTAATTTTTCATAATTCATTATTCACAGTCTCCATATGATTTAGCTACACCGCTTTCACAATCAAGCGGCAGTCCTTCTGCCCACGTTGGTACGTACCTCATACACTTCTCTATGTACTTCTGTGCTTCATCTACTTCGTTCTCAGGAACACATGCAACGATAGAGTCATGTACGGTTAATACCGGCGGGTACTTCTTCGCAATCAGTAGCATCTGCTCACCGATTATACACCTAGCAATAGCTTGGCAGACGTTCTCCACCAGCTTGCCACCGTACAACCTAGTACGGCCTTTGCGAGTCTGGTATGTGTACTCCACACCCTTCTCACCTTGTGCGCCTTTCAGATCCTCATAACGCATCACCAGCCCTGAAGGTAACTTAATACCTGTAGCTGACCCTACTACCTCCACTACACCTGCTAGACCCATCTGAATTGAGTCACCCCTCGCTAGATGTATTATTGTGTTCTGTGCTTGCCGCCATAGATGACCTATCTTCCAGTTAGCTTCACGGTATATGTTGATGATACGCCTAGCTTCCTCGGCTGGTATAGAACGACCTAACGTCTTTAGCTGTTCTTGGAACCTTATGGAACCCATACCGTACCCTGCACCCAAGATCGTGGTCTTACCTACGAACCGCTGATCCTTTGTTACCTGATCTTCGGGTATGTCGTATATGCGTGATGCCATCTTGATGTAAACATCTTCTTTGTTGTCGAACGCCGTAACCAAGTCATCCTGACCCGCAAGCCATGCCAACACCCGCGCTTCAATCTGCGAGGAATCACAGTCAACTAGCATGTAGCCATCAGGGGCGCAGATACTTTTCTTCAGCTTCTTACCATCTGGCCCACGGCTGGGTAGGTTTTGTATGTTGATCTTGTCATCACCACCCCACCTACCGGTGTGTGCTGCGTAGTACCTAACTGGGATCGGCATAGTTCCACGCCCAGCTATGTCTATAAACCGTTGGGTACGTGTCTCTTCTAGTGTGCTCTTCAACCCAAGCCTAGCTGTAACAAGTAACTGTACCCGACTGTCCTCGTGCTGCTGCAATGCCTTGAACGCTTCATCGGTCTTGGCGAATGCAAACGTCTCTTTACCTGTAGTAAGGCTGGTCTTGATCGGAGGTTCTACCCCTAGGTTCTTCAACATCTCAGCGAACTTAGGGTTACTCATCAGCTCTTTCTTATCCTCTACGCCACTATCAGATAACAACTTATCCTTAGCTTTCTTAGTGTCGTACAGGTGATCCTCAAGTAAGTCAGCGTCTAGCTCTAAGATTGGGTCAATGAACATACGTAGTGTGCAGTCGATGATCTTTAGTTCTTTTCGTGGAAACCCTGTACCCATAAGACCAAACAGCTTATAGGTTAGCTCCACATCATTGATGCAGTAGTCTCCGTACCTATCTAACTCGTCATGGGTAAAGTCTTCACGACGCTTACTTACAGCGTTTAGTATCTCGTCTCCCTTTGCACCAATGCTGTACCGTTCTGCCAGTGCCGCGAGACTTCCACCAACCTCCACCCCATGTAAAGCACGGGCAATACAGAGAGTATCAGCCCAAACGCGAGGATGAATATCAAATAGCCAAGACAATATAGCACCATCGACCAATTGAACTCATTGAGGTATCCCTGTAATTCATCATGTGTACCTGATGCCCACTCCGTTGGGCCGTTGTTTACTTTCACACCCACGCCCACTACTTCAAAGCGTGAGTCACGGATGTATTCTTCTGTGGTTAACTTCCTAAGTGAGAAGTCCTTATCGTAGTAGGTCTCAAAGTCCAGAGTTATTAAGTCCACGTTTTACCGTCCTTCTCTGTTAACCAGACGCGGTAGTCACCATCGTTAGTGACCTTGCGGCTTGTAATGTTCCAGCCCTTACGTCTAGCACACACGCGAAACGCACGTACCTTATTCCCGTACGGGTCGGCAACCACAAAAGAATCTCCCAGACTCATCTGGCTCAACGTATCTTCATACGGGGTTTGGTGTTTGTACTGCTTATCGAACAGCAGTACCCCTTTCTCAATCACTAACTCCT